TATCAATTTGTTCATTTTTAAAATCATTATAAGCCTGCTCTCCTGTTTTTATTAAGTTGCCTTCTTTATCAATAACATCTTCCCATTTTGAGCCATTTTCTGCCACATACATTAATACCACCTACCTTCGTATACTAAATCTATTCTACTATTAGAAGTCACTACATCTATTTTTAGTTGTTTATTCTGTATATATATAGCCCCGACCGCATTTTGAGGAGACATATAGTTATATACTGGTTTTTCTATTACTTCTAAATAATTAAATTCCTGAGGAAGTTGTACTATAGCAGTATACGCAGATGTGTCCCCTCCAGTTATAATTCCTGTTATCACAAAATAACCATCGTTAAAAAACTTTATTTGAGTATCTCCTGCTATATTTGTCCAATTTGATAATAATGCGAGTGTAACCGTTTCTCTTAAACTTCTAGTCATTACGTTACTTCCTACTTTATCAAATAACACTCCTCCAACTTTTTGAGTGACTGGATTGGTTGCCGTAGGTTGATTATCATCTAGTTTATGAACTTTAGAACCATTATCTATAACAAAGGCATTTGTATTTCCTACAGAACTAGAGTCCCAACTTCCCGATAATACTGTTGCACCATGATTAGCAGATATAACAGTAGATTGATTTTTAGCTATACTATTTTCTACCCATACAAAGCTATTACCAGTACAGCCTAGACCACTTGTACCTATCGTTGTGTCAATTTTATATCCTGTAATTCTTACAAATCTGCTGTTGCTTGAATATATTCCATAACTTACAGTCGAAGGACTGCATTTTATCCCTTGTATATATATAGCTTCACAGTCATAAATCATAAATCTTTCAAACATATAATTATCACTAGGCGTTGCAATATCACTTATTCCATCAAAAGCAGTAATTAACAGTCTTGTGCCTCTAAAATTATCAAGTTTAACTATTCCTTCTGACGTGTAATCACCTTGCAATATTCTTATTTTAATTTCTGCCTTTATGTTTTTCTTAACTGTCGATAATGCTTTTTTTAACGTTCTGTACGGTAATGATTGACTTCCATCACCTGTTGTGTCGTTACCCGTTGTAGAAACGTATATATCTCTAGGTATATTATCTACTGTTAAAACATTGATTTGTTCTTGTAAATCCGTGTCTCTAGCTTCTACCTCAGCACACATTCTATCCATTATGTCGTATCTAACCGGTGTATCAGTTTCAAATCTAGTTAAAGCATTCATTATTCATACCCCCCTAAGCAAATATAGTTGTTTCCTTGCACTAAAAAACACACCCTGTCATTTAAAGTAGGTGTGTACGATTTAGGCTTTTTATAAGCATTACTGGAATCCTCTCCATCAAATCGCACTTCGAAAGGACTAACACTTGTGACAGTTCCACATTTTAATGTGGGTTGCTGCTTTTTTAATTTCTCTATTTCTGCATTTAGAACAACAAAAGCGTCTACCATTATATAGCCACCACCTTTCGACTTTCGACTTTTGCTTGTTGTCCTACCTCACACTTAAATGTAATGGCTGTTATTGTATATTTAGCGTTTATATCTCCAACCTTTATCCATACGTTTGGCATGTATAAATTCATAACGTCGGGATCTATAGCTGTTTCAAATGTTAAATGACTAAACTTACTATTGCTCTCATAAGCATCTTTTTTAGTTATCGCCTGCAATGTAACTAAGTCTGTAGCTTCTACACTTTGTGCATCAACTATGTTGCGACCTCTATTAACTGTACTAGTAGGACTATCAGCATTGTTATTAATGTAAGTAAAACTTAAAGGAGTGTCCACATCTAGGCTGTTAGTATAGCGTACAAATACGTTAGGCACATTAAACAAGTCCAATTCATCCACCATATCAGGCAAAATAATACTAGCTTCATTGTCCTCATAAGTTTTTACATGCTCTTTATCGGTTGGTAGTACATAAGGTTCAGACTTAAACACACCATCCTTATCAACCCAAAGACTTGTATAGTTAATACTAGCAAGCAAGTCGTTAATAATAACTATCTTAGAAGTGCCTATTTCGTAGTTAAATTCGCTGTTAAGTGTTTTTGTAGAATCTGTAATATTATAGCTATTATTGCTACCTATTAACCTTTTAACCTCATTTACAACATTAGTACCTACTACAGCTGTATACCTAGTGGTAACCTTATCATCAAGCAACATTTGCAATAAGCTGTATGCTGTAATATTTCTAGTCTTTTTGGTTCCTGTAATATTTCTGCTAGGAGAACACAGCATAAACACTCCTAATGCAGTCTTAACCTTATTTAAAGTCATATAAACTTTAATTCTATCCTTTAAATAATCAATGCGACTATCATCACTCATGACAATAGTAGCACTAGATTTTAACTGGCTTAGAAATTTGTAAGAAATAGAGCAAGACTCTACATTATAAAGCTTCTTTTTAAATGTATTAGTGTTATCAAGTAGCTCATATTGGAAGCTTAAATATCTGGTAGACATCTTACTCACCCTCTCCATTAAATGTTAATGTTCCATCAAATCGATATGCTCCGTCAAAAAATACTACCGCTGTGTTGCCATCACCTTTATACATATCTTTTTCCAAGAAGCATACTTCCGTGAAAGTAAAACCTATGGTGTATATGTCATTCGTGATAGGTGTTTTTGTAACATTAGATGTAACTTTACCATAAATCTTTTCCCCTCTACAGTCTCGATAAAGTATTACTTCGCTGTTATCAAAAATGTTCATGAAAGTATCGTATTCGCTAGACTCTACGGTAAAACTGCATGTTGCAATCTTATATTTAACTTCTCCAATTTCTGGCTTAGGAGCTGCACAACCAGCATAAATAGTAGTAACTATCTGTCTAATTTCTTGTACCCTTACACTAGGATCACCGACAAACTCTATAGATTGCGTTAAGTCGTCGCAATTAGCAAAGTTAAAGTTGCTTATGCTAATACTTGCATTTACCACATCACTCTCTATAATTCCGCCTGTTGTTCCTATAGCACGTACTTTATAGTAATGTGTCCCACTTCCTAAAAATTCATCTTCGTACGTAAAATTATTATCGAGATTATAAGCGATTCTAATCCATTCACTTCTAGGAGATTTTCTCCATATCTCTGCTTTTTCAAATTCTGCACTATAAGCAACATTAAAGTTAATAACGATGCTGTTTTTATTTGTAGCATAAACATTAACATTAGGTTTGTTAGGCACTATAAACGCTGTAGTGATTGTTTTACTATCCCACGCTGACCATAATCCAAACTGATTTTTAACACGTACTGCGATTGTATACGTGCCATTATTGGCAAGTGCATAAGTGGATGTGTAAGATGTAGCGCTACTTACCACCTCGTTAGTATTTAATACCTCTGTTCCCGCACTATTGCTAATTTTAAAATGATAGCTTGTATAGGCATCAGAACAAGTCCAGTTAAACGTGGGAGTAGCACTATTATAAATACTTATATCTTCTAGCTGTGGTGTATTAGGGGTAGCATATGCCAAAAATGTTACAGTCTTAGTTGCTGTCCTAACCTCTCCCCAACTACTTGTATAAGTAATTGTTAATGTCATGCTTTTTGTTCCACTTTTAAGAGTTTTAGCTGGAATTACTAAGCTATCGGCAGTTGTGCCACTGTAACTTAAATTGTCCAAGCTTAAACTATATGACTGTTGATTTGTAGTAACCCAAGATACTGTGATATTATTGTCTGCATTTTGGTTTACGTTATCAGGCTCCAAAGATATAATACTAGGCTCTACTCTAGTTAATGTAGCCGTTGTGGTAATCTCCTTACTATCTCCACTTACACCAATTAACTTAAATGTCCATCCACCATTTGTAGTTAATGTACCTTTAGGAATAGTTACACTAGTTTCTGTTGTCCCAGTCCAATTTTTTACTACATTACCATTTAAAATAGCTTGTAATGTCCAACTATCACAGGTTCCTTGCCAACTAACCGTAATATCTTCATCTAAATTAGTGCTACTTAAAACTAAATTGGATATATCTACTTCGTTATATTCTATTGTAATATAAGGCCTATAAGTTTCCGTAGGATGTCTTGCACCATAAAACCTTGCAAAATCAGTGTTGGTATAACCATAAAAAGCATATGTCAAACTTCTTAATGTATATTCGTTTTTTAGATTTAACTCGTATGCAGTATCATGCTGACAATACAAAGGGCCGAACCATGTTGTACCATTACCATATATAGTTATTGGGTAATTATTAGCACCATCGTTACACCTATAGCCGAGCTTTTTTAGTGTATATTTGCTTATATTGCTAGGTATATCAAACACAATATTTACATCGGGATAATTAAATCCTAGCTTAAAGTAATCTTCGTCCGGATAAAGCTCTGGTTGCAAGCTACTTGTAGCGTATATTTTTAATGTTTTACTTGCCAACTACTCCACCCCCATTCTCATATTTACTTGTGCGTTATTGCACATTTCTACTACATCCACAAATTCCTTTACACTATCAGCATTAATGCTTATATGATAGGTGTTATGAGTAGCTCCACTATTAACCATCTGCTCGCTCTGTTGATTATTAATAACCTTCTCCCCACCACCAAAGTACATTAATTCTCTACCTTTTTCACCGACCCAGTGCCATCCTTGACTAGCGTAGTTAGTACCAGTAGCGTAACCACCGACATCAGGAGTAGCCATTGTTGTATATGTGCTACCGGATGCGGCCTTTTGCAATTTGCCTATTTTTTCGTACTGTTGCTTTAAAGCTTGATATTGTTTTTCACTCATTTGTGCTTGCTTATTAGTGTAAGCTTCTTCTAACTCTAACATCTTAGTTTGAGCATTAGCTTTAAGTTGTAATTTTTTCTCTTCATTAACGCGGTCCAAATCAACTTCACGTTGTAAGCGTTGTTTGTATTTATCAAGCTTTTCATTATAACGCTTTACATCTTGTAAATCACTCATATCGTACTTCTCTTTGAGCTCTTTTTCATACTCCGCTAGACGAGCATCCATGTATGATTTATAGACATCGTCCAAACCTTTAAGTTTATTTTCTAACTCCTCTTGAATAGCTTTTATAGCATTTGCAGTAGCTTCTGCAGTTTCAGTTGCTTTTGTGCCTGTACCCTCTAAATTTGTTTGTACCTCTTGCATTTTATCAATACTTACACCAGGAATAAGATTTAAAGCATCTATTACACCGTTGCAAGCCTTAACTCCTACATTCTGTACGTCCGTGAAGAAATCACTCGCCCCATCAGCAGCGTCTTTAAAACCTCCCAAAATCATATCCATGTTTAAGGTAAGTACACCTAAAGCCACTCTTAAGATGCTTGCTATAACTTTTATAACAGGCTCAAGTACTAACTTAATACCTTCTAGCACATTCTTAAAACCTTCAATAAAACTATTCATAGATTCGCTTATTCTTCCAAAAACACCGTTAACAGCTTCAAATATTACGTCTAAAATAGGACTTAACAACTCTACAACCGTATTAAAAACCGCGATAACTGGCTCTATCCACGCGGTCATAATGTTTATGATATTTCCGATTATCGCAGCTACCTTGTTATACAAATTAGAAAAAAGACCTAAAACCGCATCAACCCACATAAGCATACGACTTATAATAGGCTCTAGCATTTCAAAAGTGGCAATTTGAACAGACTCCCATTTACTTTGTATACCTTTAACAAGGCCGTCTACGTTATCAGCCATAGTCTTAGCCATACGATCTGTTGCACCTGCCGAATTGTCTATTGCATCAGCGAGCTTGTTAAAATCGGCTTCACCGGCATTAATTACAGCTAAAAAGCCGGACATACCAGTTTTGCCAGCTATAGATTCCGCATTCATTATCTTTTCAGACTCACTCATTTGGTCAAAAGCAGCTCTTAAATCTACAATTACATCTTTTAACTCTCTCATAGAACCATCTGAATTAGTTGTTGCGATATCCATTTCTCCAAAAGCTTTAGAACTAACCTTACAACCTGTTGCTAGTTCGGTAAACATACGTCTAAGTGCTGTACCGGCCATAGAAGCTTTAACACCACTGTTAGCCATAAGACCCGTCGCTAAGGCTACATCTTCAATACTATAACCTGCAGCACCCGCGGCGGCAGCACAATATTTAAACGTTTCACCCATCATGTCAACATTCGTATTAGAGTTACTAGACGCTTGGGCCAATACGTCACAGAATCTTGCTGTTTCTTCTGCACTCATCCCAAAAGCAGTTAAAGCATCTGTTACAATATCTGATGTTCTACCTAAATCACCATTATTAACAATAGCTAGGTTAGCAAGTGGTTCTATACCCGCTAACATATCTCCAACTTTCCATCCGGCCATAGCCATATATTCCATAGCTTCTCCGGCTTGACTTGCTGTAAGAACTGTATTTTTACCTACTTCCTTAGCCTTGTCACTTAAGAGTTTCATTTCTGCAGTTGTAGATCCACTAATTGCTTCAACTTTAGACATTTGCTTTTCAAACGCTACTCCAACTTGTACAGATGCTTTTATAAAGTCTAGAAGTGCTTTAGTGGCTATAGCTATACCAGCAACAGCTAACGCAACATAAGCGGCTTGTAGACCGCCCACGGCACTAACCTGGTCTATAAGCGTGCTCTTAAGACTTCCTAAGTTTGCACCAAGAGATTTAGTTGGGTCTAAGGCTCCTAACAATGCATTTTTTAAATTACCTAGTCCAGTTTGACCGTTTGCGCCAACACTCGTTAGACTTTCTTTTATCTTATTAAGTTCACTAGCTACATTTGTTTTATCAATAGCCACCTTAATAGATAGCGTAGCTAAATTTAAATTAGCCATTGTTATTCACCCCCTCTAACTTCTTCTTAAGACTTCTTAAGCCTTGTAAATCACACTCTTTAGTTGTTAGCCTTATACCATCAGCTAGTGCTTTTTTGCCACCATGGCATTTTAAAATGTTATTTATATAGGCATTGCGACTAAGCAAAGCGAACTCATAGAAGTCTAATTTTTTGACATCTAAATAACTCATGTTGCAATAGTCAGCTACTTGCTTGTAAGTAGCTACAACATTATCCTCGTACGTAAAAAGACTAGATATATCGTACTTTTTCCCCTCGTCATCATCTTTAAAGTGAGCAAAGGGGATTGTTAGTTTGGGTTTGCTAAAACTCCTTGGCACCACATAAAGTAATCTTGTAAAATTTCAACTTGTGTAAAAATGTCGTAACCTTGTTCGGCTAACCATTCTTTAGTAAATTCATGTTTTTCTACATTGTTATTAAGCACCTTAAGTACTAAGTCCCCAATAGTAGCGAGGGCACTAGCTACATTTTCCGTACTCATTCCGGATACTTGTTCACCTATTTCAACAAATACCTCCTGGCTACATCTTTTTACATGTACAATTTCTTTTTCTTCTTCATCTAACGCGATTTCCCATGTTTTAACCTTATTTGATTTCTTAGCCAAGTTATAAGCCACTAAAAATTCCTCCTTTATACAAATAAAAAAGAGAGGTTTCCCTCTCTCTTAAGCGCTTAATTGTGGTAACTCTTCTTCGATTATTACTAATGTTCCTTCAGTATCCTGTGCAAAGGCTTTAATCTCTGCATCAATTACGGTAGCGTTTTCTTTTTCAAAAGGTAAGCTAAATCCAGCTGTATTCTTACCTTTGATTGTCACACGAATATAGCAACCATCATCTTTTTTGTGTCTAAAACGGATAACGTAATATTTGCCGTTAGCGTTATCACGTCCACCAATTTTAGTAACACGTTTGCCTTTAGCGTCTGCTGTAGCATTTGTTGTGGTTACTCTAGCTGTTTCACAAAGCATTGCAATTATGTCACCATTCCAAGATAAAATTCCAGTTCCAAAGGTTACATCTTCTTTCGTGATGAAGCTCTTTACCACTTGCCCCTTGGAATCCTCTACATCTTTATAAGTAACTCCATACTTAAGTGTTGCACCACTATCAATATGCGCTACATTATTCGCATCTACTTCTAACTCCGCGTCTTCCGGTATAGCATTTGCATAAAGCTGCATATATAAATCGCCACTACCTAGAGTGACTTCTGTTGTATCTGCTAATTTATCCATTCAATCTCCTCCTTGATAAAACAGTATAATTTGTTTTTAATTTATAAAATTTGAGATCATCATCAAAATAAGAGCCTCCACCATTTTGACTCACTTCTAAAATATTGTTTGTAAGCGGTGTATCTCCAATCGTGATAAGTAATTTATCTACCTGCTCTTTTATTTCACAACACTTAAATAAGTCAGCATTCATAATTGTTAACTCGAATTGACTTTGTTCTTTAATACCGTCATTTGTTAATGGTATAAAGCTATAACCTATACCCTCGGAAATCAAAGGCATAGGCATTATTTTAGTATTTGTTACTGTAGCTTTTAAAAGAGTTTTCAGTGTAGTATCATTTTTAAGTATAGTTGTTAGTTCACTAAGTACCACCTAATCACCCCTTTAAAATATTTATAATTTCCGATATGTTGTTATAAACGGCATCACGCAAAAAGGGGACTCCGGAAAAACTTCCATGCCCCTCATGAAACGGTACAGCATATTCAACATCGGTTCCTACAGTAGTTGTTAAATCACTTACATCATGGCTTATACTGGCCATTAAAATACCGCTTCTATTGTGACCTTGCATATTCTCTTTAGCCTTATTCTCTGCGAATTGTCCCACACGCTCTATTTTGTGTTCTAACATCTTATCTATTTCATCAGCAACAGCACCATTAATAATTACAGTAATATCACTCACTCATTACCACCTCTTTCAGAAGTAGTTGAGTAATCCTACTGTCAACATTAAATGACTGTACTTCATAAGCCACCTCATCATTAACAATGCGATAAGTGCCGTTCTTTTCAAAACCTTTAAACATGGTTATACCAGTAGGTGCATACTTGCGATACACCGCGTCGTTTGTAACGGTAGAATAAAGCTTGTTAGATGTAGCTACACTAATATCTTGTATAGGCTCCCACAACTCTTTCCATTGCCCCAAGGCGCCTTGTACTCTTACAAGTTGTTCGAGCGTAAACTTTATATATCTCATAATAGCTTCGCCCTCCCTTTGCCTATACAAGGTAGTCCTAAAGCTGACAATTGGTCGTTAATATAACTAGGATAGCCTTTTACAAATGTCTCAGACATACCATTAGCTTCATAATGGCTAGTACCCTCATGGTTAAGTCTATTAAGCTTAATAATTACAATATCCTCAATTACGTTATCCCAAATAGAGTCATAGGTTTTACCCGTAGACTCTAACTCGGATTTAGTCTTATCAATAAGGAGCTGTATAAGCACCTCATCTGTATTACCCGTTAAGGTTTTAATATTCTCTAACACAGCTCCTCACCCTCTATTCTTGATTTTGTAGTAACTTAATTAGATCTTCACTTTTTGACGTTGCCCCTGCAGCAATACCACGTTCTTTACATAAAGCAAAAAGGTCTGCACGTTTCATGCTTGAGTAATCAATGATGTTATCATCTGCTGATTTAGGCTCATAACCTTCAACTTCAACACCGGCACAAATAAGTCGTTCGGCGGTTTCGTTGCTATCAACCTCGGCAAAACCATCTTTAAAGCGAATTAAAGGACGGTCATTCTCGCCGTCCCATAAAATTCCTTTACCATATACTTTCATATAAATCCCTCCAATTAAGCAGTAGTTAAACCAGTAATCTTACCGTGCATCCATTCAGGGCCATGATTTAATCCGAACTGACCAAAAATTTGGCCACTTTCTGCAGCTCCCGTTTTAGATAGTTCTTCATAGAAGAAGTTGCCTTTACCTGGTACTGGTTGGAATACAGCATCAAGCACGTTCATTTCAGAAGCTAAGACTACATCTTGTGGCATGAATCTATTAAGTGCGATAGCAATATTACCAAAATCAGTTTCGATTTGTTTAATGTTTGTACCACCAACATTACGATCTTGTGGAGCATAGCTGTATAAGCTTGTAATAGCTTGTTTTTGAAATGAGTTAACCCATAGCACGATATTACTGAATGTAGCTCCGTTATCAAACATCTCCTTGAACATAGCTTGCATCATAGCTTTTGTAAGAGCGGCGGCAGTTGAATTTGTCACGACGTTGCTTTCAATAGCCGCTAAAAGACCACGAGTCTTGTTAACAGTTGCTGACGTAGTAGCCTTACTGTATACACCGTTAATAATTGTGTATTCCATATCACGTGCGATTTTTTCAAGGGCGCGAGCGATTTGGAAATCCTTTTCTGATACAGCATTGTTTTGTGCCCCAGCGGTATTAAGACCACTCAACCTACCTTGATTGCTCATTTTAGCATAAGAAATACTTACTTGTTCTTGAAAGATTTGAGTAACATTGGTGTTTTGCCCTCTAACTACTGAAATAGCGGTAGGTGCGGTTAAAGAAGCTGTTTCAGAAATAGCTGGTTGTGTGGCTGATTCGTGGCTATATTCAGAATCAACAACAAATTCAAAGTTGTCAGTTTGTTGTCCTCCTGTCATACCACCAATAGCTGTTAAAATTGGTGTATTTATTGCGTCTGCAGTAAATAAGTCACCCGCATAGTTAGGTAGGTTCCACACGGTTCCAGCAGCGGTGTTAGCAAAGAATTGTAAATCAAAGATTTTGTTTTTCATAAATTATTCCTCCTTAAGATTGTGTAATTTGTTTTTAGCTGCCACCCTTTGTGATAGTGGCAATTTTGTATCATTTGCAATAGCTTCTAACTCTGTTTTGAGAGTAGTTTCCTTTGTACCATCACCTTTTCCAGGCTCCGTACTCGGTAAAGCTTGTTTAACTGCAGCTTGCAAATCTCCCTTGTACTGCTTTTCAAATTTATTAATGTTATCAAGCGTGGTCTCGTTGTCTTTTCCAATAAGGTAATCTACAAAAGATGTAGGCAAACCTCTTTCTGTCAGTATTTTACTAGCTTCTAATCTGTCCTCTTGAAGCTTTAAAGCATTTGCTTTATCTTCAACTTCCTTAAGCTTCTTATTATAAATTTCTTCTTTCTTTTGATCTTCATTTAAAGTTGCTAATCTAGCAGCTTCTTTCTTTTCATCTTCAATTTTCTTTTCCCAAGAAGCTCGTTCTCTTTTAAGTCGTTTGCTTACAACCTCGTCTAATTCTTCTTGAGTAAATGTTTTTGGTGGCTCGGTTGTTCCCGGCTCCTGTGTAGTAGGTTCATTGTTTTGTCCTCCATCATCTTCTGCGAAAAATTGTAAATTAAAATATCTATTCTTCATATCATTACCTCCGTTTAATGTCCGTTCGACTTAATCCGTGTTAGCCACACGTAGGCATAACAAAAGCACTGGCAAGTTACTCTCTGCCACCTCCAAGTAACAGCTCATTCACTCATATAATCGCTAGTGCTTAATTAATAGGTACGTAGCTTTCTATACGTACCAACTTCACATCTTTTTCAGATACAACTATGCTTAAATGTGGGTCCTCTAAACTTCTCAGATAATCCCTTACCTCAAACGTTAGTTGCTTCAAGTGTTCCAATTGACTACGTCTGTAATCCCGTTCTTGAGCTTCTTTTAATGCGCACCTAAGTTGTTCGTTTTCATATTTTAGTGCATTAACTTCATCGTGTTCCATTACACAACCCCTCCTTTAATTTAGATTCTTTAGCGTACTTCTCTGCTTCACGCTTAGCGTTTTGCCATATTTTAAAGTTTTTCTCATGTATCTTACCTTTACCAACAGTAGTTCTAGTTTTCAACATTGCTAATCTAGCTATGTCTTGTAAACGTCTAAGTTTCTCATCTGTAACCATTAAAATATGTTCTTTATTACATTTTGGACAGACTACATAAGTAATTTCTAAGTCACCTTGATGTTTTACTTTTATATCTGCTTCAAACTCATTGGTACAAATATCACATCTAATCGTCAACTCTTTCACCCTCATTCATTTCAACAATTATACAGCACCTACAATGTGGATGCAGAGGTGGTGGATTTCCACCTTTTAAGCTAAAAAGCTTGCCCTCATACTCACTCAAACACTCGTCGCAAGCATCAACCTCTAACAGTACACGATAGTATTCATACCCTCTCTCTATAGCCTTATTAATACACGCACTGTTAAGCACTCGTATAGTTTCTGTTCTTACAAGTCGTCGACTATCACTTAAGCTAACCCCTAATCGTTTTGATAAATCTCTAGCAACACGCTTATGATCTTGCCCTAGCACAGCACTATTAGTAATTACCCGGATAAGCTGGTTTTTTAACTCATCTTGTCTTTTCCAAATACGATCACTAAATATTGCACCTTTAAAATTAGAGTTTACTACTTCTTCTGCCGTCTTAGGATTTAACAAAGTAAAGCCACCTAAGACATCACCGCCGAGATAACGAGCTGACTCCGTGAAGGTGGCATCATACAAAGCTTGTAGCTGAGAGTTCATTATATTAATTTCTTCTTGACCTAAGCTTTTAAGAATTTTATTTATTTGTTGTTGTAATTCTATATAACGACCATATTGATATATACCGTTTTGAGTAAGCGTACCATCTTGTAACATCTTAAGCCACAGGTCATTCACACAAGCTTTTAATTCCTTGCTTGCTAGTTGATACACCTTAATCAGTTGTGAGTCCATACGTTTAGTCCCTTTTTTATACTGATTCTGAATGAGTCTTGCTGTCCAATATTCACTACTCATTTGTATCACCAAAACCCTCTTCAGACATATTTAACTTATTCTGCTCTCTCACCTTCTCTAGTTCAGATTTTACATCAGTAACACCAGGTATTAGTGCTAAAAGAGTTTCATCACTTACAAGACCTCTAAGTTTAGATACTGGGTCGGCAATTGTTTCAAGTGCCTGTGGGATATTACGATTAAATGTGATGTTGATTATTCGGTAATCATAAGTGGTTAAATTTAAAGTCCCCATTACAGCCATCATCTTTTCAAGGCGTTGTTGTAAACCTTTTTTGAACTTCTTAACCTTTTTACTTACTAGATTCTCAGTTGCTAAGAGAGAATAGTATACATGAGCCGCGGTAGTGTGGCTTACAAAAGCGCTAGGGTCCAAATTAGGAACCTTACTCAGTTTATGAATTTCATCAACAATACGCTTCTTCGTGTTTTCTTGCTCTGTTCCCTCAGCATTCTTGGTTAACCATGAGACATTAGCAGCTTGTTGATTGTCTCCACTAATAGCTTGAATGATACGATTGTTTTTCATGTCTTGAGCCTTATCAGTATCAACTTCACAGTTAGCGAATAATAGATAAGCGTCACTGAAATAATCTAGTTCATTAACACCATCACTCACGATTGTGTCATACGCATCTATCAAGCTAATAATTTTTTCATAATCACCCTCAAAAAAGTTATTATTTGCGTATATGTTTATTGGGACAGCTTTAAATGAGTGAACCTTCTCTTCAGCGTCCGTGTCTAGTGTTGTATTTACTATGGAAATATTTGCTAAGTATGCGTCACTTTTCCACGTTTGAACCGATTTATCAGTATAAACTTCTACGTAGGTGGTACGTGTGCTAGTTGATAAATCAATTCTATCGTAATACCTAATAGCATATTTAACCTCATCGCTTTCATCATACCCGTAAACTAAAATAACCTCTTTTGTATCAAGAGGTTTAAAACGAATTTCCTTATCTGAATCGATATACATAAGTTCGAAGGCGATACCATAGATACTTTGATTTTCTGCTAATTGAATATCACAATCCTCACTGTCATTGTAATTCAAAATATCTTTAACTCTATCAAGTAATTCAACATCTTCTGATGTGTATGTTACTGGGTTACCTAACATATAAGGTACTAAGGTGTCGGTTATATAAGCCGCGTAGTTGTGCGCTATCTTGTTGTTTGGTTTGCTTTCATCTTCAAATTCGCGGTTTAAAATCTTATTCTTATTTCTGTAGTAGTTTTCAAGTTTAATTAAACGCGGCACGTAATTTTTTCTGTGGTCGTCTATAAAAACCTTGATGTCATTTTCAGTAAGCTCATGATCTATTCTATAAAACACGTTAACACCTCCTCTCTATAATCCTAATACCGCTTTGTTTAATGTTTTAACTTTACCTTTGCGCACTTTCTGAATACCATACCTCATAGCGTCCATTAAGTGATTAAACTTATCAATCGGCTCATTAGTGTACTCACCAGTTTGCTTATTCTTCTTCCAAGCGTAGTTGTTAAACTCCATAATGTGATTTTCACAACTAGGGAGCACGTATATCTTGAATTGTTGGATGTACTGTATTCCTTGAAGCACTGAACCTTTACCTTTCCAGCTTCTTTTAATTCGACTTATACCATACTGGGTTCTAAGCTCATCTATACTTTGTTGGTCTTGACAATCGGCTGTAATAACCTCTTTTTGAAAACCATGATATATAATTTCAGCAGCCAGTTGATTATTCAACAATCCCTTTTTATATATCTCATCAAATATCCATATCTCACGCTGATCTTCATTTACTACAAAAGCACTAAATGCTGCAGGGTCATTAGTATATCCGAAGTCCATTCCAAAACAAGCTATTCCAGTTTTAAGCTTTTCTCGCCAATCAAAGTCTTTAATCTCATATGCAAATATAAGCTTATCAAGAGTAGCAAAATCACCTTCTACATATATTTTGTAGTAGATTGGGTTGCTATCTTTCATAGCCATAAGTGAGTCAATATAGCTTTGTGGTAAGAATTTATTGTCTTTAAACGTAGTCTTAAGCACGAACATATTAGCAGGAGTAGTCTCCGGTGCATCCCTATGAAAGTACTTGTATACCCAATTATCTTTTGATACTGGATTAAAGCTAAAATACATCTGCAGATTGTCAGCCTTAGCACGTAGACGTAAATCTAATTGACTAATATCATCGAGCGTACATTCAGTACACTCTTCTATCCATATATCTGTAATACCAGCGATTGATTTAATCTTTTCAGGGTCATCTAAGCCTTTGAAAATAAAAATAGAGCCATTCATCAGCTCTATAGTAAGGTCAGTCTTATTCACTTTGCATTGATCATATATTTTAAAAAACTGTAGCGTATCCTTAATCATCTGAAATGTAGAGTCTTTGGACGTATTACCGACTTTACGTATGATTAATATTTTACGCTTACTACTCAAGCCCTTAAGCACCAACTTTTGACTTAGAAAATGAGATTTACCGGAACCTGCACCACCATATTCACACTCATACCGATGTGAGTAATCAAACAAGTAAGGTAAGTAAGCTTCATTAAAAATCTGTGGATCTAGTTTTAATTCCATGTGTCACTCACCACTCTTAGGTAGTCCGGATATTGTTGTTGTATATTTAATAAACCACAACGTAACATCATCAAGCACATATCTGCCTGCGGCACGTCAAAGCAATTAGCATCAAACACACCATCTGACTTGTCTAGTATCTGCAAAGGTATTGTATTATAAATAGCACCTACCAACGCGCTCACACTAGCACACACCACATCTTGACCGCTAGGAGCATAACAAGCATGACCTTCTACTCTAAATCCATTATCTCGTATAGTTGCTGTTATCATAATGCACCCCCTTCTTTCATAGCCGATACAATCTTAGGAAACTGTATAGCTAATAATTCCACTAGAATTTCATCCTCAGCGTATTTACTTAGACCACATTCATGAAAGACTGCGTGCATTATTTCATGTCTAAGAATACGACGTTTAAATTCTTCATAATTCTTAGTACACCGTTCATCAGCTTTACGGTCATCATCAAAGTTAGTAGTGATTATCTTCGCATCCCTATCGCATACACCGTCGTAGTTATCCATGGCTGAGGATGTATCATTTTCAATTTTATATTGCGCACCTAGTATGTTAATCATGTTTATACACTCCTCTCGTTAATTGTGAGCGTCGTATAGACGTTTTGTAGCGTTCAATGTTCAGATGTTAGGGTAAATACTAAGGCTTTTGTACGAGCGTGATAGCTAGGGTTATTTTTGTGTAAAAATATTATGAGCAACTATTCGCCCGCCCCTGTCATATGTCAAGGGTGGTGTACCCCATCTACGCACACATCATCTACGTTGCTACGCTACTTTGTTTAGTCACACTGTTACTTTCATGTTAAATAATAAATGTGAAAAGTTATTTACTATGCGCTTAACATAATAAAAAGAGCGCAACCAATAACTATCAAAGGCTACACTCTTTCATGTTCTTTATGTTACTATTCGCTAAAGACGACACTTGCGAATAGTTACGTAACATCTAATCGTTGCTGTCCGCCAGTGTAATAACAATTTCGCTAGGGTTTTGCGTTACGTCTACTTTCGTGTCTAAGTATCCATTCAGCTTCATAATGTTCTCACAAGCCTTTAATGCTGTTCTGCTATCCTGACACTTCATCAGCTTTAACGTAGTTTTAATAGCATCCGACAATCCTTCCTCGTACAATCTTTCACATGCTGTTTGATAAGCTTTCTTAAACTTCTCGTTATCTAGCCACTTGTACAAAGTACTTCTAGGAATACCTAATGTCTCGCATGCTTTAGTCTTGTGTCCTCCGTTGCTTATAAGTTCATGGATCATGTCTATTTGTCTTTGCTCTAACTCTTCACAGTAAGCAAACGTACCGTCTGCATTACGTGGCTTATCTTGTTTATAACCTCGCTTGTATTCTCTTGCCATTTGCTCACATCCTTTCTTGAAATAAAAAAGAGATACTCTGCGATTGAGTACCTCTATTGTTTAGTTAGATATTTATTAAATAGATCTTCACTAGCTCTTGCTAGATTCTTTATAATACTATATTACCACACAACTATGTGCCATGGTGTGCCATCTTTTATAAATTACAATCTCTATATTCTCTTTCCAATTTACTTAATGCTGCATTGTGTATTCTTAATGTTTGCCTATAACTATATCCAATAATTCCGCATATAGCTTCTATATGCTCACCATCTATATACTTAGCTCTTACCAATAATCTTTCTGTTGGGGTGAGTATGTCGATAAGCTTCTCTATTTCTCTAAGCTCTTTTATTGATATATCTATCTTAGATGTGTACATAGATTCCAAGTCTATTAGATTGGCTATAGAATTGCCTATCTTATCGCTGTTGCCACTACAAGCTTGTACCTCACTAGTATCACATGAACTCTTAATTGACGTTTGCCTATCTCTCAAATTGGCTATCTTATTTTCTAAATACTTTATCTCCCTCATTAACGGTATATATCTATTTAGCTTCTGTCTTATATTCATATATGCTCCTTTTATGCAAAAGTTATTAAATCACAAAAATAGATGTTTTTATAAAAAGCGTGCATGAAATGCACATATTATTTTATTATTTATTCTTTACATTCTTGTTTGTGTCAACTTTCTGTTCAATTTGGTGTAGTTTTGCTGTTACTTTGTTGTTATAATTGCTGTTAACATTTCTGTCATTCTGCTGTTATGTAGTAGCTTAAAACTATTTGATAGTCATAGTGTAAAGGCTGTTACTTTTCGTACAGTTTTGCTGTTACTTTTGCTGTTATAAAACTAGCAGTTTTGTTGTTCAAAAACCTGTTCTATTTTTTAACCATTTTTACAGCATTTTAGTAGCTATTTAAATGAATAATTATAAGTAAATATAAATAAATATTCTACTCATTTTAAATCTCCTAACTAGTTATAGTTAACGTCCCCAAGATGCCTACCACTAGTCTAAAAGTCGAATTTGTTTAAGCGTTCCATTCGTAAGGTATTCCCACAATCACTTCTCTTGTACACTCTATAATGTCTTTTATTTTACATTTGCTACAGGCTGTTTCCGTACAATATCCTTTAAGTACACTGACTGCGTTTAATGCTTCATTTTCGATTCGTGTAACACATTTATCGCATCCCTCACAATTACCAATACTTATCTTCTTATTACTACAAAACTCTCCGTATTCTCTAGGCGCTGTTTTGCCACAATCATAGTATATACACTCTTTATTTGTTCCCACGTTTATTCCTCCTAAGAAGGTGCCAGACTAAGCCAGCACCCATGTATTTAATACCCACCTTTATTTTTAATCATCCATTCTTTTAATTGAACCTGTGCTTTTGCAAAAGCAAACTCCATATCGCAATCTTGTACATCAATAACAGTTTCTCCGTGATTCTTATTAGTGCATTTATATCCTACTTTAATACTCCAGTCCACAATGCTTGAATAATACACTTCTAAATTAAATCCGTTATCATCAGCTATGCTATTGAAAAACTTTAAAAATGCTTCCATGTGTACCTCCCAAAATCAGATTTTAAATACTTACTACTTCAAAACAATCCTGTGGAAATGGATTGCAGTTTCCACTATCATCTTCAATCCAAAACTCACCATTTTCTACTTCTGTACATTCGTACTCTTTTCCTTTTGTCATTAAATCATTGTAGCCCCAAATTACTGAAGTACACTTAATCTTAATAGGTCTAGTGATTTCTTGCCCTTTAACCAATGCTGCAACTTTGTAAGCATATGGTTCATCTGTATTAACAACTATATAATCATTAAGCTTCTGTCCCTTATTCATCCTGTGGCACGTACATTCGTCAAGTGCTAGCAAAAACTCATCAGCCCTCGGCCTGTTAACCTTAAGAAGATTCATTATATCTTCTCTTTTTACAACATAAAATTTATTTTCTAATCCTAATTCTTTTAAGCTACTCATGATATCCCTCCAAACTTATATTTTATTAAGCTAATATATTTCTTCTGATATGTCTGTTAATACATAACCATCTGGTATTTCACTTGGCTTACTCCAATAAACAATGTGTCGTATCTTTATAATAGGCACATCCCACAAATCCTCAACTACCACTTTATACGCTAAGTATTTATATGGGCTGAAACTCATGGAAATAATTAAGTTTTCAAGTTTCTCATGCACCATATCTTTTACGTTATTCAATAATTCTTCCAACTCAAATTGCATACTTCAATCACCTTCCTAAACAAACTCTGATTTTATTCTTCTGCATTACTACAAAAATCGTTCATGTATACTTGATTAGGTGATTCTCCTAACTCATATTTCCAGTAATAACAATAGCCATAACCCACATTCTCATACTCAAAATGTGTACAGTTTTCACACCTACACTTAATTTCAACTTGCTCTGTTTTATCTCCCATCCCTATTCCTCCAAAACTTATATTTTATTTGCTTTTTCTAATTCAGACTCAATTCTTTTTATCTCCTTAAAGATATCTTTTTCTGCCACTATATCTGACTGATAAGTATACAGCTTTTCTCCATCTTCCCAACACTCCATACTATTAAATCTACCAAAAAAATCATCTGAATTGACTTTTTCTGAAATTAGTTTCACCGCTGTTTCAATGTTTTCTGTAACCAACTCAACCCCTACAAATTCATATTTCCCACAGTTTACAACATATATCTTCATTTATATCACACTCCAAACTCTGATTTTAAATTACTTTGTGTATTTACTATCGTTGTCCATGCACTCGCCTAATCTCCTGTAAGCTTTAGCTAATTTATCATGATTTACCTGTTTGTGAAACAACTCACAAAACTGATTGCAAAAAGTTGTTTCCTTCATGTACCTGCAACGTTCTTGACCTTTTGAACAAAATGGACCATCTACTTTTATTTCAACTGTTAGTGTTCTTACTTCCATTTTTACCCCCACACCAATTTTGGATTTTAATTATTTACTGCACAGCCTATTATGCAATATTGTTATTTATTTCTGTTAGTTTCAAAAAACCATAAATATAATGATTTTAATTCAATACCTGTTATTACTTCCATCTGACATAAACACTCCAAAAACCCTCTTAACTTTCCACTATTCCTTTCAAACTCTGCTTTCAATGCATTTTTTCTTGCTTTTTCAATAAGTGCAGAATAAGTCTTTAATGCATTTAATTGCTTTTCATTTAGTTTTTGTAACGCTTCTCTAATCACTTTTTACCCTCCTTCAACAAATTCTTATTCTATTCATTCTTATCATTATTATTTTTAGTAGCCTTTGCAAATCTACGAAGAACCCAATAATAACATAAAGCCATAAACAAAATGCCGATGATTCCCAACATTCAGACCACCCCAAATTCTTATTTTAGATCTAAATTCCTGGGATCCCAGAAATCAAAATTCTTATTTTTTCAAACAAAAAACCACCAACTGTTTATTAGTTAGTGGTATTTTACTTTGCCATTATAACTGTACTATATATGATACTTAACGCTTTATACAATATTCTCTCCTAGTATGATCTTGGGCATTGTCGTAAGGCACCTGTTCCATCTCTTGTAAAATTGCTCTAATCCAAGCTTAGATACTCTCGCATGCACCTCTTCATTCTCAACTACCCAATATAAAACATAAGTTACTTTGCCTACATTCTTCGTTAACCTAATAGGTAGTTCTCCTTCTTTAACTGCATTAAAATCTTTCTGTCTATGTGTTCTTTTAATATATTTTACCTCAATTACACCTTGTTGGCTTGTATAAAAGTCTGCAACTTCTTTCATCAGCAATTCAATTTCTTCTTGTTTATCGATTTTTGCCTCATATATACATATCTCATTAAACATGCGCATCTCCCCTTTAGAAGAGTATACCACTAACCAATATTCAGTTGTCAAAGTTCTTATCAAAATTCATTTTGTTTAACTTAGAACTTAACCTATTCCGATTCTGTGTTACTTATTTCTTCTATACATTCTTTTTGATAACACTCAAGTCGGCCTTCTACATCATCTACTGCTACAAACGGACAATCTTCACAATTCATATCTTTGACCTCCTAAAACAAAAGAAATTAACTCAATAACTCGTTGCATATATCAATTCTTCTCTTGATACTATCAAGTTCTTTTAATGTAAAATCATAGTTGCTTCTTGCAGTTGTAACCGCTCGCTTTGTAGAATTACTATAATCAATACTTTTTAGCTTCTCTCGCTGATTTTCTAGTCTTGTATTTACCTTCTTTGCTTGGCTTTCTAGTTTTTCTTTAGCAAGCCTTGCTATTATTCTTCTATCATTATCTACCTGTATATCTTTATCAATTTTTGCAGGTTCCCAAAACCCCATATTCTCACCTCAACAAAAGTCAATTTTAAAAAATCTCTTCTGCCCATATATGCTCACCAATTATTTGCCTAGATGCTTGTCTTACTCTCGATACCTGTATACTTGCTTTTTTTAGATCACCTTCCACAAGCAAGCTATTTAAATTAGGGAAAAAAGTATTTATCATCTTAATAATCGTATATGCACCTGCTAATGTTCTACATTCTGCAATCTGCTTACCTCTTCCCTCACAATCAGCTATAACTGTTACTGAGTATGTATTCCCATAAAGTATTCCAAATCCATTATGTATAAGCACTCGTTCAACTTCTGTATATATCTCTTGCTTTTTTCTGTTCTTTAGGCTTCTTCTAGCTTTAGGTATTTCTAACTCAATCCATCTACTTTCCTCTTGTTCTATTTCTATTCCAGTTTGATCATAGTAACTGCATACACCTGGTAAGAATGATACGCACTTACCACTACTTCCGATCTCATGTCTTAATTCTTCAAGATTTCTTTGACAACAATCCTCAAAGTAGTATTTACACTCTGAGTTAGTACACATCATATTTATTGCCATGGCTTTCCCTCCTAAAAGATTAATTTGTACTTCAATTTTCCTTTATCTTCCGCTTGTCTCCTAATTAACTTCCATATATACTTGTCTAGGGATAGAGTTTCGAGTATATTTTTATCAAAAAGGCCTAGTATTTTCTAGTGCCTTTTTGTGCTACTATCAAAAAATTTTATCTGCATTTCTATTAATCAATAGTCTTTACATCCACCGGAATCCACATCTTAGGATTATAATTGAGAGTGTATTTGTATTTTGATACATTCTTTACGCCTAGCTGCTCTACTACATATGTAACATTATCACTTAGCCCTACGAAGTGTTTCTGATAATACCCATTTTCATCTTCTACAATAACTTCTAACTGATTGTCTGCTGCATCTGCTGTTATAGACATTTTCCCGGTCATTTGAAAAAGCACATCACCTTCAATACAATTAATTACTGTAAGCTGTCTAATCACATTAAAGTTATCAGCTTCTTGTGATAGGTTGTACGATACTCTTTGTGATTCTGTTTGGCACCCTACAAATACTGTTGCCATTATTAACATTGCTGCTACCACTACTATTATTTTTTTCATCTTATTTTCCTCCGTTTAAAAAAGTTATTTTAAAACATCTTATCTACTTGCTCTTGTGATGTTGGTTCATCTTCTTCATCTTCATGCTCTGCATCTGGTCCTTCTCCGTATTCTTCGGCACACTTCTTACTATCTGGAATAAAGTACATACACGGTCCTTCTGTTATGTCACATTCCCATCCATGCCATTCATCTGTTTGCTTTGCACATCTGCAACCCATCACTCTTCCTCCTCTTCTAAAAACACCTTCCTATGGCTCTCTCTAGATCTTCTGAACACAATCTGCTTTATTAGTTTATTGTTAATCATCTTAAGCACTCGCTTGCCTATACGTTTAACTGCAATTACATAAGTAGCGTCTATGTACCCACAAGCTACTGCTCTTTCGATATTATCTATGTACCTATGGTACTGATATCCATAACCGAACAGATCTAAATACATCTAATTCCCCCTATCAACAAAAAACACTTTTATTAACTCCAATCAGCTTCTGGTTCTTTACTTGGTGTAACTTCATCACTTTCACTCCATGTATCTACAAGCACTTTCGTTCCATTTTGTGCAAGCTTAATTAAGTAAATTGTAAAATCATCCATGTATCTTAATGATGTTAAATCCAGTTGTCTGTTAAATGATATTGACCATACATTCTCTTTATCATCTTTATATCTTGATAAGCCAACTTCTACATTTAGATCTTCTTGTTCTTCATCTTGCTTTCTGCATTCCATGAATAGTTTTGCATATTTGAAACTGCTCCAGCTTCTTCCCTCTTCTTCTTCGATTTCCATTTCTGTTTCTACATCTTCGTAGCTTGGGCCATCATCAAAAACAACCTCTAATCCATCTGTATTAACCTTATCAGCTACATGTTTCATGTACTTATCGTAGATGTCAGATACTTTAATTTCCTTTGGAACTTCTTCCATAAGCATAAATTCCTTGAAATTCTCAAGTAGCTTTCTATTGTCAAGTGTTGTTGCTTTTAAAATCTCTGTTAGTACATGATCAAGTTTTAAAATATGCTTTGAGTAATCATATTGTGAAAGTTGAGGCACCATGACTTCTTTAATTTTCTCTTCAACTATCTTCTTGCAATCTCCCCAACTTCCAAAAAGGCTGTCTACTGCATTTCTAACACATTTCTCTAGCTGCTCTGCTACTACCTTCTCAATCAAGTCACCTTGTAATTGTTTTTGGATTACCTCTGAAATATTATTTTCTAAACTCATTCTCTTTTCCTCCTTAATTAAAAATACTTTTATTTATCTCTGAGTGGGCACCACTTAGGACTTGTCTTGTGCTCATTTCCTCTTATGTTTTTACATGTAACCGTTGGATGCTCACATCTCCTATAAGTTCGGTTAGGGCATTTAGGTCCATACATGTATTTACATTCCTTACACTTTGGTACTGCCATATTCTCACCCCTTAAACAACAACACTTTGTTATTCTTCTAAATCCGGAATATTAAACTTTGTAAAATGTGTTACATACTCTGGGAAATCTTCATCCATAGGACTTCCACAATAAGGTGGTTCTTCTATTGGGAAACTCCACCATAAACAATCTCCGTAGTCCTCACCCCATTCTTCTATAGGCCTTAACTCGTTATAATCTTCTAACTCGCCTAATCTTTTTACCGCCATGCTGTATGCAAAGAAGGCATCATAATCATTAAATTCTTTTGATTTATGTTTAAAATCCTTTAAGTCATACTTGAAAGTACCAATAGACTTTTCTGTTAATCTATTCAACTTATCATCCCCTAATTAAAAATCAACTTTTATCTAATAACTTTAACTATGTGTTGATAGTAGTAGCATTCTTCCATATGCCCTTTTATTTTCCCATAGAAGTAGTTATTAAACTTTTTAGTTACTTCTATTTCCACAACATTGTCATAGCTTATTCTGTAATCAACCACTTGACCTGCTTTGATGTTCTTTTTTAGCCACGAAATTCTACTTTTGCTTTTAATCACTGCTTCGTCTAGCTCTATTTTTAGTTCTGGGCATGGCTTTTCTTTTAATTTGGCCTTATCTGACTTTGCAGCAATAACCGCTTCTTTTTGCACTTTTTTAGCCATATCGTATAGTTTCTTATCAACCCTACTTACTAAATACAGCCTTTCTTGTGCCGCATATGCTGATATATTAGGAAAGCATTGTTCGTTTGCTACTTTTAAAGTACATTTATTCTTGATTATGTACCTAGCTAGAACAATCCCTTCTTTTAGCCTATTAGGATTGCGTATTGGCATCTTTACAGCTCCTTTCATACTTTGCCTTAGCTTCTAAGTGGTCTAGGACTGCATAAACTAGACTCTGCCATAAGCCACTACCTTTATATCTGTTGCATATATTAGGTAGCTCTTGTGATAATTTATCCCAATCTGTATTGTCATAGTTAGCTTCTAGCCACTCTAAAGCTTCTCTAAACATTTCTTTTTCTTTCCTCATGTTTCACCGCCTAGAAAGGTAATTGATCATCATCTATTTCAGATTGCACATAAGTTTTTTTATAACCATAGCTTTTATTTAAATCTGCAGCGGTGTTATAGAACCTTCTACGCTTCTTATCAAAATACATTACTGCATATTTATCACTTGTTCCTGTGGGTCTGTCTTTTAGAAGTGTAATAGTGGCATCCCTTGGATCTATCATTACTTTATTTTTAGGTGGATTAGCTAGGTAATCTTGATATTCCTGCTTAACTTCTTCACTTGTCCTACTAATAGCAAATACATAGTCAGCTAAGTTTGTAATATCTCCACTCCCTGCCACATCAAATTTAGTAATCTTGCTATCTGCCTGTGGCTTTCTTGGGTGAGCCACCAAATGAACTATCGCATTGTACTGTAAAGCAAATATTTTAAGCTCATTTACAAATTTCTTTTGAGAAGATAGCTCATTACCCCCATCCTCAATATCAATTTTCATAAGGTTGTCTAGTATGAATACCCTTACCCCTTTACGCTTCGCCAACATTCTCATAGTGCTTAGAATTTCTTTAGCTGAGTAATCTTGCTTGTTGTAAAGGTAAAGCTTGTCGTCAATCCACTCTGTTATATTCTTAGAAGCAAATTGATTTAGCTTGTAGTATTTCTCTAGCCACTTATTAGTTAACTCCTCTATATCTTCATCATCTGCAATAGTGTTATATAGCCAGTATTTAAAGTTAGAAGGCGTCAACTCTCCACTAAAGCAAAACACCTTGTACCCCTGTGAAATGCTCTCAGAAATAAAAATCTGATTAATTACGGTACTTTTACCGCTGCCATTGTAACCAGTAGTAATAGCTAGACTACCAAACACTATACCTAAGCAGTATTTATCTATTACATTAATCCCTGTCTTAATCTTTTCAGCTTCGTAAACGTTAAAATCTTCTATCTGTGAAGCTGTTAAAACTCCATCTACATCTAGCTCTTTAGCATTGGCTAACTGTTTAAGTACTTCTTCTTTCCCAAACCTGTAAAGCACCTCGTTAATGTCGTTTGCTACTGTGCAATAAACTACTCTAGTGCAGTTATCAAGCCTATTGGCTACGATCATTGCTCCTTGCTTGCCTGCATCATCATCATCAAACCATAGTGTTATTTCATCAAATTGCATTAGCCAATCATAGTTTGCTTCTATCCAGCTATCACCTTTTGCGCCTGCTGGAACACTTACCGCATTTTTATAACCAGCTTCTATAAGGCTTAAACAATCAAATTCACCTTCACATATTACAAGCCTTTCCGTTACATTGACTTTGTCCATGTTGAAAAGTGTTTTTTCATTCTTACCTTCTCCATCCCACCAGTTCTTAGGTTTGCCTTTTTCAGTCTTGTATGCAGGTCTGTACTTATTTGCTATATGGTTCCCGAATTGATCTCGATACTCAAACACTACGTTTTTGCCATCACCCTTAACTCCTATATAGTTAATGGTATTGTCACTTATCTTTCGCCTGTGTATATAGTCTTTGATTGTATCTATAGGCTCATTATGTGCCACTACATCAAGCTTTTTAGGCTCATGCTTACTAAGTGTATAGTTAAAATTAAAGTCGTTTATAATGCTTTCTGTGGCTTCTATAAATGACAAGTTGTAATGGCTCATATAATGGTCAAACAAGTTATAGTGCCCGCCACACCTAAAACAATGAAAGTCGGCTTTTTCTTCATCAAAGCTCATGTTAGGGCTACTAGGATTATCATTGTGTAGCCAACACACATACTTTTTATTTTTGACTTGTAGCATTAAATCGGCTTCTATTTTGCTTCTTACTTGGCTAGGAGATAAGCTTTTCTTTATCTCTTGCACTATCTCTTTTAAGTCCATAGCCTACCTCCTAATAATTTCTCCTGTTTCCTCGTCAATATATGGTCCTTTAGTTGGTGTACTACTTTCTTCTTGCGCTTCTATCTGTAAGTAGTCAAGGTAACCACCGTTGAAGAACGTACTGCCATGCTTTACATATTTGATGTCTTTACCTTTACATTCATTTGCATATGCTATTACACAGTTTTCTATTGCATCATAGCCATATTGCTCTATTAGCTTTGGTAATTTAGCTATCGCTTGTGATTTCCCCTTTTTGTTTGGGTAAAGGCTCCATATTTTTTCACACTCTGCATCAAAATGCACATTATTATTATTCTTTTCTTTCTTTTCTTTCTTGTTTGTGTCAACTTTCTGTTCAACTTCTGTCAACTTTCTGTCATCTTTTTTTGAGTCATCTTGGTAAAAGCTATAATTCTCAATGGTTACAATCGTAAATCTGCTGTTACAATTTAGATGTATCATTTGCATAGCTTCTAAGCGTTTTAAGTAGTTGTTTGCTGTACTTTCTTTCATGCATAATTCCATGGCTGCTTTCCTTCTGCCAGTAACAAATTGTCCTGGCAAAAGGTTTATTTTATTAGTTCCTACTACTAGCTCTTTACTATGTCTTGTAGCTTTAATCATGCACCAAACGAACACCTTTAATAGCTTTTCGTTTTGAAATACATCACTTTTTATAAGCTTCCTATGAAGTTTCACCCATCCTTCCATGTGCTGCACCTCCTAGCTAGAATGGTAAATCGTCGTCCTCGTCATAATTAGTAGGTGTAAATTCGGTGCTATCACTATCTGATGCTTGTCCGTCAGATTTACTGCCACAGAAGTCAAACCCCTCAACAATTACGCTGGTAAAAGTTTTCTTGATTCCATCAGTGTCCACAGTATCAACCGATAATCTCCCTCTTGTAACTAGCTCCTTGCCTTTTTTCGCAAATGTACTAAGTGCAATAGCTGTTTTGCCAAAGGCTTTATGCTGAATAAAATCCACCTTGTCCTTATATCCATTTACAGCTAATGTGAAAGAGCAAAACTCTTTACCCTCACTACCTTTTAACTCAATATCTTTACAAACCCTACCGTGTAAACCAACGCTATTAAAGTTCATATCTATTTACCCTCTTTCACTTCTAATTTTTCATATCCATCTAGCATAAATTTGTATTGTGCCAACGTTAGCTCTTGTACCTTACAACCGAATTTCTTTTGTACTTGCTTGTCTACTACTAAGCTGCTAACTTGCTTGTCACCGGCTATTTTATAAAGCTCTTTAACCTGTTCATCTGTTAGTACTATTTCAGTTTTTTTACTGCTTTCCGGAGGAGTGTCCGTATCAGGATCTTTCATTTCCTCGGTAGGAATACAGAACACTTGGAATAGAGCATATTTAAAAGCAATAGCCATAGCCTTATTAGTGGCTTTATCGCCACTGTCCATTCCCTCACCTATAACTGTAGCTTGTATGTTTGAACCATCTTCGGCGTAAAATGTGTATTGGATTTTACACACTGAAAATATAAGATTCCCCCCGCCCTTAGTAACTCTTTCTTCTCTTGTTTGTTCAAGTGTGTTTGGTACAACAAATATTTTATGTTTAGCTAGTAAAGGATGAAGCGTATTCATAACATCATCAATACCTCTAAACTTGAAGTTTTGAGATTTATTTACTTTATCCTTACCTATTGCCCCAACTTCGCTCATGATTGCATTAATTGACTCGTATATATTCACTAAAATGCCCCCTCTTTTAACTTGTTTCGTAAAGCATAAATTAAAGTTTGATATATGTAATGCCCTGTATACTTGCTATCCTTTTGGTAGTGAGTACTAAACCCAAACCTATTCTCAAATGTCTTAAGAGTAGCTATAAAGCTTTTAGGCTCATATTGTGTTGTGTAGTTGTGATTAACTATGTCATCATATGTAGCATTTTCTATTAGCAATATTAACTGCCCTCTTACTCTGCTAAACTCTTTAATCATACGCTCACGTTCATGCGCCAGATTACCGCTTAGTTCATTTAGATTAGCCTTGCGCTCTATCGTTAATATGTCACCAAAGTAAAAGTCACGTGCCACGCTAGGAGCTTCTACCTTAAGCGTAAAATCACCATATTCTAGCTTTTCTCTTACATATGGTATCTTCTTACTGTCAAAGTATTTCAATATGTGATCGCATTTCTGTTCTCTAGTATCTACTACAATCGTAGCTGTCTTAATGATTTCTGTGATTTCTTTGTCTGTATATTTATACAAGCTGTCACCTCCCCTAGAAAATCTTGTTTATTATGCCAACTAGATAACTGCTATCAAATTTAAAGTTTTCGTCTTGTACTTGCTTTCCTTTCACATAATCAATTACTTTCATAAAATAAGCACTATCTACACCTACTAACTGATCTTGAAGTACTTCAACATCCATCAAATTCAATTCATTAAGTTGTAAGCACATCTTCAAATACTGTCCAGCATTAATTGTGTATCCTCGTTCTATGTACTTTCTTGTACGGATAATACTGCATAATGGATACTTGCTACCTATGTAGAAAAGTTCTTTGTTGATGATACATTCAAGTGCCTTTTGAGGAAGTAACAATTCGTTAGTATTCATGTCCCAAGCACAAGTACAATGTGCAAAATCATAATTCTTATGAATTTCTTCAACTTCACCCCAAAACCTAATAATAATTTGAATTTTGTCTGACAAAGTGATCGCATTATTTGTGAGATAAACCGGTCTGTATTTAGGCTTTATGATTTCTTTTTCTGCTTCTTGCTCTTCATCCGAATAGCCAACTACATCCCTTGTATCATCATTTTCTGTGTCACTATCTTCGAAAACATCACGACCTGTACCATCAAGATAAAGCTCAAATTTGCTTTTTTCTTCTATAAACACTAGCTTCGCGTTTTTACCTTCGTGTGATTCATTAAACTTGTCCACATAGTATTTTGCTACCGTTTCAGCAGCTTCTTTTGTTCTAAAGTAACAATCATAGTCGTTTACTTCTTGGCTAGTTAAAAGAGAAACAAGTGCGCCACCTGTAATAATTAAGTTTTCTTTAATTACACTTTTAACTCTTTCATCTTCAATGTGCTTAAGCCAATCTTTAACTTTAAAATTAAGACTCTTCTTTATGTTTTTACTGTTCATTACTTAATCACCACCTGTTCTGCTACTGGAAGAACAGCTAAACCTTCAATATCTAGCACTTCACCTGTTTCCGCATTTACTATTGAGCCATCTTCTTGAATATCTAGTTTTTCTTTAAGACTCGTCCAGTCAAATTCCTTAACCTCTTTAGTCTTTATATATTCGCCAAGGCCTGTTGCTTCTGCATTTTCTAGCAGAACTTTCTTATCATAATCAAGCTTTACAGTAGCTTTCTTTACTACCACATCACCGCTTAAAAGTGTTACCTTAGCTTGTGTCTTAGTTTCCTTGCTTGGCACCTGGTCGAATAATGCTCTGATTTCTGTAATAAGATACTCCTTTCGACCATTTAAAATATCAAACTTACCTTGAAAACTATCTTTAAGTTGCTGTATTCTTGCATCAAGTAAAGCTTGAAGCTCTGCCTGTTCTTGCTCAACTTGGTGTACTTCTGCTACTTTTTCATCCATCTGTGATTGTATTGCAACTACTCTTTCATCTATCTCTACTTTTTTAGCTGCCATTAGAATGGTCCTCCTTTTGATTCCTCTTCTGGTTCTTCTTGTGTTTCTGCTTCTTCCAGCTTCTCTTTCTTCTTAACTGCATTAATGTAATAATCCGCCACATTTATACTATAGTTTCTAAGTTCTTCTTTAATTTCAAACGTTCCATCGTCATACTCACTTCCAATGAACATTGTTTTAAATATTTCTGCTGCTTTTTTAATTGGAATTCCTAGAGTGATTCTTCCCCTGTCAAAATCTGCATCTAACTCAAAGCAGTTGCTCAATTCTGCTACTGCATCTGCTTGTTTCCTTAATTTTTCATGCTCTTCTAAACTTAAAATTACTTGTCCCATGCTAAGACCTCCCTTTAATTTCTCTATTTTGCTTTCTAAGCTCTTTAATAGCTTCATCTGTATTATTTATCACCCTAGCTTTTAAGGCTTGTAATTCGCGTATTTCATTTTCATTCTTGGCTATGATGCACTTATCTCCTAATGTCATTTGTGCAACCTCTTTTCATAGCGGATTCTATAGTCCATAACTTGGTTGTAAGTTAATCCTGTAGCTTTACAAATATCCACGTTAACCATGTTAGCTGCAAACATATTAAACACTTCTTGCTGCTCTTCTTCGTTTGTTATGCTTGCTTTGTCGTCTATTGTAGGCATATGTATTCTCCCTTCTTATTCCATTCTTATTTATGTCTATAATTACTCGTACTTTTCTAGTTGCTGTCACTACTGGCACATCTTCGTCTACTTCCTTTATGTACATGTCTTTCTCTTTGCATCTACCTCTGCACCAGTAAGGGTAGTCGCTACACCATCTGCACGGGTCATCTACTATTAAATTTCTTACATCTCTCATTGCACCACGCTCCTTTTTGTGGCATAATAAATATGATAATTATTTCTTATTGGCATTATTTAAGTTGGCGCTTAAGTAATGCTTTTTTCTTTTGTTCTCTTTTGGCAACCATAGGCTGTCCAACTTTCCATGATACGATTAAGATTGCTGATAAAACTAATATGTATCCCCATGTCATAGCAACACCACCAATACATAAATAAATACGGATGATGTAATAGCTGCTAATACGTCCGCTAAAATCTCTATTTTGGGTTCTCCTCTACATAGCTCTTTAAACTCATCTAGCATTAAAGCTTTTCTAATCACTAGATCAACTCCTTTGTTAATTGTTAGAATTATGTTAAAATTTAGTATCAGCTTTGCAGAGCTGAAATACTAATGAAAGGTGGTAATGATTATGAAAAGAATGTACGCATGCTTACTAGGTAACTGGATAGATATAACTGATGATGGTACTGTAGATAGCCATAAAAATCCTTCTATATATATAGAAGAAGAATCACATGAAATGTTTAAATATGATTACATCAACATACAATACCAAGGCAAGAATTACAGAATACATCCATCGTTTATTCAAATTGTTACCGAATAAGTTCACTCTTTAAATATTTAATAAAATTATCTTGCTTAATGAATTGTACTTTTCTAGCTTGTGAACTGAACTCTCTATCAATAATTTCTTTGGCTATATTCCACTCATTAAGCGAGATACCCTCTATAACTTCTAATAATTTATTAACTTTGCTTTCTTCCATGGTTCTATTCCTCCTATGCTACTCCGTATTTTATTGCCATTTCTTTTACTATTGCTATGTAGATTTCTCTTAATCTAGCTTCGCTTGCTATAACATCAAGCTTACTAATCTTATTAGCCTTGCTAGTGCTGCCAGTTTCCTCTAATACTTTTCTTCTCATGTTTGTTTGTTTTACTTTAAGCCTTGCCCTAGCTCTACTTTCAAGCAACTCATAGCTTTCATTTCTAACTGCTTGGATATTTTCATTACCACCAAACTTTTGAGCTATCTTGTTAATTAAATTGCTTGTTTCTGTTCTCCATGCTGCCGGATCAAGCACCATAGTATCTCTAATAGCTTGTACTTCTTGTTTTGCTTCTATGGCGGTGTTATTAACCTGTGTAAGCTGCTCTTTTACTGCTTTCATATCTTGTAGCTGTGCTATTAATATGTCTTCTATGCACATAGGTTTTTGCTTGATAGCTTGTCTCATTGAGAAATACTCACGTCTAAACTTTTTGCGTAATTCCTTAGCTTTTTCTGTTTTCATAAGTCCAACTAATGCCATATACCCTTGCTCTGATAAAAGATAAATATTTTGTGAAGCATTAAGAGCATTTTGTGTATATATCCCGCTGTCCTTTGCAACGACCGCGAAAGCTTCATTATATTTCAAGTCAATAATATCAATACCTGCTTCAAATTCATCCGTATTGTTTTTGATTAACTCGTTAACCTTTTTTAGCTCCATATCGTGAATTTCAGCCACAGTTTTAGCTAAAACCACCTTTTCATCTTCTCCAAATCCACCTTCAATCACTGGAATTTCAATTCCCATAAATTCTGTCTTGCCTTTTAAAATCACTGGAGTCATATCTCCTTGTGCTAATGCACTACTCATTTGATAATTCATCTTTAGTACCTCACTTTCTTGTTGTAATATTGTAGGCTGTACTCTCACACCTAACAAAATTTAAACAGTTTCTCCTATGTACTTAAGTCCTAAATGTTTCTCAAAAGATTTTTTAGCCTTTTCTTCTAGTGCTTTACGTTCTTCTGGAGTAGCTTCTTCTATAGGCTTAACTACGCCTCCAACATGTAATAAGATAATGTATTTCATATAAGCACCTCCTATATATCATATTCAAGTCAGATTTTGTCCTATTCTATTACTTTTACTGTCTTAGCTGACTCCTCGTATCTTTGAAGTTCTTCTTCACTAATAAGATAAGACTTTCCGATCTTAATGGCTGGAAGTTTCTTCTTCCTTATCCAATCCCATACAGTAATAACTTGTACCCTGTATCTTTCTGCAACCTCTTCACATGTAAATAGTTTGCCCATGGTTTCTCCTTTCTCAAAATTTTCTAAAAATAATAAATAATACTTGTGTATACTTCGGTTTTGTGATATACTTTCATTGTTCAGATGAAGTAAATCATTTTTATTAAGCTTTTAAAATATTAAGTATATTTTTGTTTGCTTAACTTTTATGAAGTATAGTTATACTATAATTCATTTTTGTTTTTCAGTCAATTAAATTACTTAATATTTATTAAGTATGTGAAAAACTGACGAAAGGAACATTGATTATGTATAGTATTTTTGAACAATTATTACA